GACAAGAATCGGACAAAATAGTAAAATGGTGCTTACCGGCGATGTTTCTCAATCGGATTTGAGTAGACATTTACAGGGAGGCTTTTATGATCTAATACAAACACTAGACAAAATAGAAAATATTGGAATTTCTACTCTTACAGATAGCGATATTATTCGTAATCCTATTATTGCCAAAATTTTAGCAAAACTAGATATTTATGAACAAGGCAGAAAATAGCACATGCTTACTATTAAATGCAGACTATAGTCCATTAAAAATTATTAGTTGGCAAAGGGCCATAGTATGGTCACTAAAATATCAACATGACCATTCTTATGCCATTGAAATAGTAGAGTATTATACTGATAAATATATCCAAGGAGCTAATGATAAAAAACATCCAGTTCCTTCTGTTGCAAAAACCATAAAATACTTTAACCTATTTAATAGATCTCTAAAATTCTCAAGACAAAATTTATTTATTAGAGATAATTATACTTGTCAATATTGTGGTAAAAGTTTTGCATATCAAGAACTAACATATGATCATGTTATTCCTAAAAGTAAATTTGGAGCAAACAAAGAATTAGCAACCAATTGGTGCAATATAACAACAGCATGTACAGTATGCAATAGAAGAAAAAACAATAAGACACCAGAACAAGCAAGTATGAAACTACTAACAAACCCATATAAACCCAAATATGATTCTAGGTTCTTGCCAGTATCTAGACAATTGTCTACTATAGGAGTAGACATGCCCTCTGCATGGAAGAATTATCTTACACTTTATTCATAATTTATTATATGCAAGATTTAGATAAACTATATTTATTGGCCGAGCAATATTTTAATCCTAAAGAATATGCTCAATTTATAGATTTATTGAATATACTTAATAGTAGACTTGGTAATATAACAATTCCAGCTAGTAATATTTCAGATAAAGATATTAAATATCCATATGAGATAGAGATTATGTTGAATATGAAAATTTTTAGACATGATCAGTTGGGTCAAAGAGTAGAATTACAAAAATGTCTAGAAATTCCTTTCTTAAAAAAGATACCAATTGGTCAAGAGCCTTCATCTGTTGTAAATTCAATAAACAACGCAATAGATAACGTTTGATATGCGGTATATTTCTAAGTACTCTAATAATAAGCCTGTAACAGCGGCGCAATATATCACAGAAATAATCTGTGAAAAAAAGGCTCAGAAAGATCGTTTAGATTTACATTATAGATTTTGGACATTAAAAATTTGGTCTAGATTTTTTAGAGATCAAATAGCTACCGCAAATAAACTATTAAAGGATTATGATGCTAAAGCTATTATTAAAGCGTTAAATGATCCCAAATCACAAACAATATATTCTTTAAGAGCACCTTTCTTAAAAGATATTATTATTGAGCACCAAAAACAATTAGAAAATATTAATACTACGTTAACAAAAAGTTTTGAAAGAAAAGATAATATTAATCATAGAAAATCAAATCAGAAAAAAACAGGCATTATTTCAAAAATAAAGGACATAGAAAATGGCAGTTAAAGACGACGTAAAGAAAAATTTCGGATCTGATATTATTTTATCAGCTAACGCTATCATAGATAGAAAATCAACAGTAATACCTGTTAGTCCAGCACTTGATTTGGTATTACAAGGTGGAATTCCAGAAGGTAGTTTCGTTGTATTTACAGGTCAGCCTAAGTGCGGGAAGACAACAACATCACTAGCATTCGCTGCTACAGCACAAAAAGAAGAATATCAAGGAGATCTTAAAAAACCTAGACATGTATACTATCTAAATATAGAAGGCCGATTAAAAAAGAGAGACTTAGAAGGAATCCCGGGATTAGATCTAGACAGATTTGATGTAATAGGTTCTCAACAGGGCAAAATATTACATGCTGAGGAGTATTTACAAATAGGAGAAAAGTTAATCAATGAAGAACCTGGATCAATTATAATCATAGACTCTTATTCTGCTTTATGTACAGAAGCTGAAATTACTAGTGATATGGACAAAATGCAAAGAGCAGATGGAGCAAAATTACTTGCTAAATTTTGTCGTAAAGTTGCTAATGTTATACCAGTAAATAAAAATATAGTTATTGGTATTACCCACTTGATGGGCAATCCTGGCTATGGTAATGCCGAATGGAAAGAAAAGTCTGGTCAAGCTATTGCATATCAAACAGACGTTAAATTAAAAGCAAAGTTCCATAAGCCATGGACTCTAGGTACAGATGGTGCTCAAATAGGACAAGAAGTAGAATGGCAAGTACTATGTTCTGCATTAGGGCCACCCGGAGGTACGATTACTTCATATTTGAGATATGGAGAAGGCATCGACAAACACACAGAACTTGTTATGATTGCTACAGACATGGGACTTATCAACAAAGGTGGCGCTTGGTATACTCTTGATTTTATAGCAGATGAAAAATTAAAGTTTCAGGGCGCAGAAAAAGTTCGACAATATTTAGTTGATAATCCAAATAGGTACGAAGAACTTTATACTGCTATCAAGTCAACAGTTGGTATTAAAATATGAATGTTTATGATTTGGACGATAATATATATAGTTGGAATCTAGTTGGTCATAAACCCAACTGGCATATTAAAAAATCTTCATTACATTTAAGAGCTAGAGATATAATTATATCCGCTTACCCAACATTACAAATTTTGGAAGAAGTACCAATAAAAACACATAAAAATGATACTTTATATTTAGATTTTTATATACCCTTAAAAAGAATGTGCATAGAAACACACGGTGAGCAGCATTATAAATTTGTTGCTCATTACCATGGAAATGCTTTGGGTTTTTTAAGACATAAGAAAAGAGATGCGGAAAAACAAGAATGGTGCGAAAAAAATGGTATAACATTTATAGAATTTCCTTTTGACGAAAGTGATGAACAATGGCAGAAACGACTAGAACAGCAAAAGATCAGCTAGAAGAATGGGATAAAATTTTAGATGAATATGAATCATCAATAGGACTATCTAAATACCAATCCGACCTTTTTCCCGAATCAGAAACTAATATATATTTCTCTATGAATAGAGACCAAATAGAAAAGTTAACTCCAGAAGATTGTTTACAAATAGCATACAGACTAACACAATTAGCTTTACATATTCAAAGAACAAACAATAGAGAACTAGCAAGATATAATTGGGCAGACGAAACAATGAAAGAGGTTATTGCTGATGAGATCAATAATTATAAAGGATACGGTTTCATGGAAAAATCTCTACAGGCCATCAAACACAATGACAAGGCCACCGCACTGAATAAAATTAAGAAGTACGCAAAACAAAGATCGGACAGATTGTCATATTTGTCTGGCAACATTAAAAATTTGGCAGATATATTAACAATGGTTTATAGATCAAAGGCATCTATTAAGAACTAATTATGATACTAAGTGATACAGCAGCGGAAAGAGCGGTATTGGCAGGAATATGCTCTTATGGCGAAGAAATATACATTGATATCAACGATCTAGTAAATGAAAAGTGTTTTACTGTAGATAGTAATGGTCTAATTTTTAGATGTATAAAACATATCTACGATAAAGAGGCTACTCTAAACATAGATATTGCTTCTATATATTCTGCCGCAAGTGAAATTGGTATTTCTCATTTATTAACTTCGAAAGAAGAAGCCCAGCATCTTAGAGCAATACTAGAGTTTCCTGTTGGCAAAGATAATGTTAGAAAATTTGCAATAAAAATTCGTAAGCTAGAAATTGCTAGATCATTACATAAACAACTTGAAGATACTCAAGATAAGCTATTAGATATTTCTGGATCTGAATCTATAACTAGTATTTTAGCTATAGCTGAAGATGCTGTATTTAATTTTTCTACAGAACTTGGTAATGATAGCGATAATACTCCATCAATGATGTCGTCTGGCATAGATGATTATATTACATATCTACAAACTAATAAAATCGATCAAGTTGGTATTTCTACTGGATTCCCAGTATATGATCAGGCTATTGGTGGTGGTTTAAGAAAAGGGACCATTAATGTTATTGGTGCCAGACCAAAAGTTGGAAAAACATTATTGTCCGATAATATGGGTTTGCATATAGCAAGACAGAACATTCCTGTTTTAAATATGGATACAGAAATGAATAAAGAAGATCATATTCATAGAATATTAGCAATGCTAACAGAAATAGAGATCAATAAAATAGAAACAGGAAAATTTACAGAGTCCCCTGTACAACAAACAAAAATAACAGAAGCTGTTAGTATTTTAAAAAATGCGCCACTTTATCATAAATCAATCGCTGGTAAAAGTTTTGATGAACAATTAGCCATTATGCGTAGATGGTTAGTACAAGAAGTTGGACTTAACGAAGACGGGTCTGCTAAAGATTGTGTTATAGTATACGATTATCTAAAACTTATGGATACTAGTGGTCTTACGCAAGATCTCAAAGAATATCAAGTTCTTGGGTTTATGATGACAGCATTACATAATTTTGCTGTAAAATATAAAGTACCAATACTAGCCTTTATACAATTAAATAGAGACGGCATTACCAAAGAAAGTACAGATTCTGCTAGCGGTTCTGATCGTATCATATGGTTATGTAGTAATTTTACAATCTTCAAAAGAAAAAGCGATGAAGAAATTGCAGAAGATGGTCCAAGTAATGGTAATCGAAAATTAGTTCCTCTTATTAGTCGTCACGGAGGAGGGCTTGATGATAATGATTATATTAATTGTAGTATGAAGGGTTGGTGCGCCAAGATAACAGAGGGTAAAACCAAACTAGAACTAGGTAGTAGTAGTAGTAGTAGTAATAAGACAGAAGGCTTTATATCAGATGAATCAGACAATGAAGAGATCCCGTTCGTATAGTCAAACACAACTTAAATTAATTTGTGATAATCTGTGTGATAATATTGAACCATTATTAGACACTTTCAATATAGATTATAAGCAAAATAATAAAATGTATACAATGTCTTGTCCAATTCATGGAGGAGATAATTCTTCTGCATTGAATATTTACCATTTGGGGGATAATTATCGAGGCAATTGGACATGTAGAACTCATAATTGTGAGAAAATTTTTAAGTCATCAATTATTGGTTTTATCAGAGGATTATTATCTGTAGAAAAATATGATTGGACTAATACTCAAACCGAAATGTGTTCATTCAATGAGGCAGTAGAATTTGCTCTGAATTTCTTAAATAAGGATATGAAAGATTTTAAAGTATCCAAAAAAGCACAAGAAAAAAATAAGTTTACTCAAATAGTTAATAACATTCAGAATAAAAATACAGATTCTAATATTTCAAAAATTACCAGAGAATATGTAAGATCGGTACTTAAAATTCCATCTCAGTACTATATTGATAGAGGATATTCTTCGAATATACTAGAAAAATATGATGTGGGATTATGTGATACATTAGGCAAAGAAATGTATGGCAGAGTTGTTGCTCCAATTTATGATAATGATCATATGTTTGTGGTTGGATGTACCGGAAGATCTATATTTGGTAAATGTTCTAAATGCGATACTTTTCATGAATATGATATGTCTTGTCCGTCCTCAGATAATTCATGGAAATATTCCAAATGGAAACATAGTTATGGATTTAAGTCACAAAATTATTTATACAACTACTGGTATGCAAAAGAACATATCCTATCTTCACAAACAGCAATATTAGTTGAAAGTCCTGGTAATGTTTGGAGATTAGAAGAAAATAATATTCATAATAGCGTAGCCATGTTTGGTTGTTCGTTAAGTGATAGACAAAAATTCATACTAGATGCTTCTGGAGCAATGAATTTAATTGTACTAACTGACAACGATGATGCTGGTAGAAAAGCAGCGCAACAAATAAAAGTAAAATGTGAAAAAACCTATAATGTATATATACCAACAATATCTAAAAATGATGTTGGAGATATGACATCCGAAGAGATAAATAAAGAGATCAAAACATATCTGGAGCAAGTTAAATGACTAAAATTATTGCATTTTCTGGCCGCAAACAATCTGGCAAAACTGTTTGTTGTGAATTTTTACATGGACTATTAAGTTCTAATGGATATAAAGATGTTGCTATATATAATTTTGCAGATCCATTAAAAGAAGATATTTGCATGAATATGTTCGGTCTAACGTATGCTCAGTGCTATGGCGAAGACGATAATAAAAATGAATTAGTAGATGCTTATTGGGATGGTAAGCAATTAACAGCAAGAGATTTGATGCAATTAGTTGGTACCGATATTTTTAGAAAACTTAACAATAATGTTTGGGTAAATGCGCTAATCAGTAGAATCAAAAAAAGTAATCATGAAATTGTAATAGTATCGGATTGCAGATTTCCAAATGAAATTGAAGCTATCAAGAAGAATGACGGATTAGTATTCAGATTAAATAGAAATCCGCACAAGTCTGATCATATCAGCGAATCCATATTAGATGCTCATTGTTATGATTGGACTAATTTTAGTTCTGTTATCAGTAATGAATATATGACAGTAAGAGAACAATTTGAAACCCTAAAAAAACTTATGCTACATTTTCATATTCTACCCATAGAGCAATCGAAATGATAATAACTTATTTTAGAAGTTCATCGTATAATGCACATAATATGTGCGAACAACAATACTTTTTTGAATATGTGCTTGGATGGCGAGGCCCATCAAATAAAAAGGCAGATAAAGGCACAATTGTACATAAGGTTCTTGAAATTTTAGCCATAATCAAACAGGGAATACAAGACAATAAAAAGATTGTAACAGATGATATTCTTGGCGAAATCCAAGTTTCAAAATATAGTTTAGATATTATCATAGAAAAAGTATATAAGTACTATACGAATGAATTTAAACATCATATTTGGGAAAATAAAGACTACAAGGACTGTTATAATTGGGTTTATAAAGCAATAAATTATTGTAATGGATTATTTGATCCTAGAAATAGAATCATAGTTTGTCCTGAACAAAGATTCGATATAGAGATTAAAAAACCATGGTCAGCATATAAATATGAAACAAGCGACGGTGTGCTGGAAGGCAATTTAGCTATAAAAGGAACAATGGATCTAATTACTAAAATAGATGATAACACATATGAATTAATAGACTGGAAAACAGGCAGAAGACTTGATTGGGCCACCGGCGCTGAAAAAACACAAGAAAAACTAGAAACTGATCCTCAACTCAGAATATACTACTATGCATTAAGACATTTATATCCAGAAATTGAGAACATAATTGTAACGATATATTTTATTAATGATGGAGGTCCATTTTCTGTTTGTTTCAATAAATCTGACATGACCGCTACAGAAAATATGATCAGAGACAAATTTGAATATATCAAACAAACTAAAAGACCAAGATTAAATAAAAGTTGGATATGTAGTAAATTGTGTCATTTTGGTAAAACTACTTTTGAAAATAGTAATATATTACCCATTATAGAATATAGAGATAACCAATTGACTCCCACAAATAAAACAATGACCAAATGCGAACAAGTTAAACACGATTTGGAACTCAAAGGTATGAAAGAAGTAGTTGACGAGTACACGGTTCCAGGTTATACTGTTGGTAAGTACAAAGCACCAGGAAGCATTGAATGAAAACTTATATTCCTCTCCATGTACATTCTCATTTTTCTTTATTGGACGGACTAAGCAAACCCGAGCAAATTGCTGATCGATGCTATGATATAGGAGCAAAATCTTGCGCATTAACAGATCACGGCAATATAGCCGGTTCTGTTCAATTTTTTACAGCAATGAGAAAAAAGAATATTAAGCCTATACTTGGTTGTGAAATATATGTTTGTGGTGGGGATCCAAAAAATAAAGCTAAAGAAAATGGTAAACTTTCTCATTTTCTGGTTTTGGCTAAAAACCTCAAAGGATGGCAAAATCTGATCCGTTTAATTTCTATATCCAACAGCCCGGAACACTTTTATAGAAAGCCTAGGATCGATCTTAATGGCCTTAAAGAGGTATGCGGACCAGATCTAATAGGTATCTGTGGTCACCTTGGATCGGTTCTAGCAGATAAAATAGTTAAAGATGATACCATTATTGATGATTGGCAAAAAATTGGCCTGGATTGTATTTCTGAGATTAAAGAAATATTCGGAGATAATTTCTTTCTAGAATCCCAACTAATGGATAAACATAACAATCCTATACAAATAGAATTAACAGAAAAAATTAGACAATTAGGATACTTATCAAAAACAAAAGTTATATGTACTCCAGATGCCCATTATTGTACAAAAGAAGATGCTGTCGATCAAAGAGTTCTATTGTGCAATAATCTGAAAACAACATTTCAGAATATACAATCCAAAATGGATTCTGATGAAGAGATTGGTATGAGTTGTTTTTTTACATCGGACAATTTTCATATTTTATCACAAGAAGAAATAAATGAATTACATAATGAAGAAGAAATAATAAATACACAATATGTAGATTCTTTATGTGAGGAATATGATATTACTCATAAACCAATGTTGCCTATGTTTAAATGTCCAAAGAGTTATGATGATGCGGAATATTTGAGACAACTTTGTAGAGACGGATGGAAAGAAAAGATTGCAAATAATATATCTAAAGATGAACAAAACCAATATGTTGATAGAGTAAAATACGAACTAGATGTTTTACAAGGGGCTAATTTATCTAGTTATTTCCTAATTGTGCAAGATATTGTTAATTATGTGAAAAATAATAATTGGTTACCCGGACCAGGAAGAGGTTGTTTTATACCAGATACTAAGGTAAAAATGGGAGATGGAACATTAAAACCTATTCAGCAAATATGCGTCGGAAATACAGTTATAGATGCATATGGCGATCCTCAAGAGGTGTACGATACTTTAGAGTACGATATCAAAGAAGACATAATAGAATTAGAATTCGAAAATGGACAGATAATTCTCTGTACAAAAGATCATAAATTTCTAACTAATAATAGAGGCTGGGTTGAGGCAGAATTTTTAGATGATAATGATGATATTGTTGAAGTTTAAAAAGAACCCCAACGTGGACTTTCAAAAAAAATATTAGGTGATAATTTTAAGATAATTTTTGATAAGGATAAAGAAGTAAAAACAAATTATAGGAAAGCTAGAAAATTACATTATGAAATTAAAGAAAAAAACAATAATTAAGAATTATCAGGGTAAAGTCCATGATATTTCAGTAAAAAACTCCTCTTCTTATAATGTAGAAGGATTAGGTGTTCATAATTCCGCAGCTGGTTGTTTGGTTTCATATCTAATTGGGATAACAAGTATTGATCCTATTAAATATAATCTAATTTTTGATAGATTTTATAATGCTGGAAGAAATACAAAAGATAGAGTATCTATGCCAGATATTGATGTAGATGTACCTATTAACAAAAGAGAAAATATCATTTCATATATTAAGCAAAAATATGGACATGATAAAGTTTCTCAAATGATAACGTTCAATACAATGAAAGGACGAGGAGCACTAAAAGACGTTTTAAGAGTTTATGGTAATATTTCTTTTGATGAAATGAACAAGATAACCAAACATATTCCAGATGAAGCAAAAATAGCAGATGAACTCCAAGAAATGAAAGAAGAATATGGAGAAGCGTCTATTATACAATGGGCATTAGAAAACAATGTGGATAATCTAAAAGATTGGTGTTATATCGATAATGACACCAAAGAATTAAAGGGTCCACTTGCCAAAAGGTTCGAGCAGGCTATTAGATTAGAAGGAACAAAGTCTAATCAAAGCAAACATGCGGCCGGTGTTGTGATAGCAGAAAAACAACTAGAACATATATGTCCAATGGTATACGACTCAAAAAATGAACAACTTATTGCTGGAATGGAAATGCAAGATTTAGAAAGTATTGGTATAATTAAATTCGATATATTGGGTATAGCAATGTTAGATAAAATTATGACTATTAAAGATTTACTTAAAATCGGAGGTAAAAATGTCCAAGAGTGTACAATTTCATGAATTAGCTGTAGGATCTTCATTTGTATATGAAGGTCAACAATATACGAAAATAGAAACAATTAGAGTTAGTTGTTGCACAGCCCTCAATGCCGCAAAAAAAGATAATCCGGAAGATAAAAGATTTATTGTACCAGTTGCACAAGTGGAAGTAAATGATTAATTATAACAAAATTTGTGTTTTTGATTTTGAAACAGATGGATCCGATCCATTTGTTTGCAGTCCTGTTCAAATTGCGGCCGTTATGGTTGACCCATTACAGTTGTCAATTATTCCTGGATCAGAATTCAATATTAATTTTAAGCCAGAGGTTCTAGAACATAATCCTAATTATATATATGAGGGAGATATTCTAGATTTTCATGCTAAAGTTAAGGGGTCAACAAAAGAGAATGTATTAGCAGAATGGAATCAATATCCTTCTCAAAAGAGTTCTTGGTCTCTGTTTGTAGATTATCTTATGAAATACCATTGCAGAGGAGGCAAAAAAAGTCAATTTACGGCTCCAATTGCAGCGGGATATAATATTCATAGATTTGATCTACAGATTATCGAAAGACTAAGTAAGAAGTACAATAATCTTAATAAAGAAAATAGAAGTAATCTATTTTTTATGAGAGATGTTGTCGATATCATGAATGTAATGTTTTTATGGTTCGAAAATAACCAAGATCTAACTAGTTATACATTAGATAATGTTAGAGATTATTTTGGCATACCAAAAGAAGGCGCCCATGATGCTATTAAGGACGTTAAAGATACTGCTGAAATTTTGATTAGGTTTATGAAACTACATCGTAGATTATCTCATAAAATCCTATTTAAAGACTCATTTGCAACATCAACAGTATGAAATATTTTACTTATCCTTGTGGCTGTAAATTTCCAGTCATAAATGAAGAATCATTATCTATAGATTTTAATGCTTCTATAGATAATATTAACTTGGAATGTTCTAGAACTTGGGACTTGATTTCGTCTGGAAATACCAAAGGGTGTTTTCAGTTAGAATCAAGACTTGGACGAACTATGGCCAAAAAACTTAAACCAGAAAATATAGAACAACTTTCTGCTTTAATTAGTATTATGAGACCAGGATCTCTTGAGGCATTTAGAGACGGCAAAAGCGTTAGCAATCATTATATAGATAAAAAGAATGGACAAGAAAGTTTAGATTATTTTCATCCATCTCTTGAAAAAGCACTAAAGACCACTTATGGAGAAATGATTTATCAAGAACAAGCTATGGAAATAGCACAAACTGTTGCTGGTTTTAATCTTCAAGAGGCCGATATGTTAAGAAAAGCTATTGGTAAAAAGAAACCAGAAGAAATGGCCAAGGTAAAACTAAAGTTCCTTGAAGGATCAACAAACCAAAAGATAGTTAATCAGGATCAGGCAGAAGAAATTTTTGGTTGGATCGAGAAAAGCCAAAGGTACAGTTTTAATAAGTCGATATTAGCCAATACTATTGTAACAACCCAATCCGGAGAAAAATCTATACAAGATCTAAATATAGGAGAAAAAATACTCGGCCCTGTATTAGATACATCCAATAAATATAGAGAAGAATATATAGAAGTACTCAATAAGTATGATCATGGTGAACAAGAAGTATTTGAAATAACACTAGATAATGGCAGTAATATAACTTGTACAATGGAGCATAAATTTCTCTGCTCTGATAATAAAATTTATCCTTTATCAGAAATTTTACTATCTAATTTAGAGATTATGTGTATATCATAGTTGTGGTATTTATTAAACTATTTACAGTGTGATTTATGTTAATTAGTAAAGAAGAGCTATATGATCTATATATAATAAAAAATCTTGGATCAAAAGAAATAGGCAAAATAAAAAATATTGGAAGAACAACTGTGCTAAACTATCTAAAAAGATATAATATTCCTAAAAAATCTACTGGCGCCCAAATAAAATATATTGCAAATGATCGTTTTTTTGATAAATGGTCCGTAGATTTAGCGTACTGCTTGGGGTTTATCGCATCAGATGGACACGTTTGGAAAAAAAGACCATATATAACTATAGGAATCCATAAAAAAGATATAGCTATATTAGAATATATTAGAGATAAAATTTCACCACATTCTAAAATTAGAATATCTAAAGATAAGTGTCAAATATGCATATTTTCTAAATATATACATAAAAAACTTGTTAAACTAGGAATAGACCATCAAAAAACATTTAATCTTAAACTACCCAACATTCCTAAAAAATATATTAGTCATTTTATTAGAGGTTTTTTCGATGGAGATGGTTCTATTTGGAAAACCAATTTTTATAGTGGTGGAAAAGACTATTATTATGCTAATATTATTTCTGCGTCTAAAGAAATTTTAGAAGATATACATGCCTATTTAGCTTTCGGTAGTCTTAACAAAGTAAAAAATAAATATTATGAACTTAAATTTTGTCAAACAGATTGTATTAAACTTTCTGATATTATCTATAAAGATGCGCCATTTAAATTAGAAAGAAAATATAATAGATTTTTACAAATCAACTCACAGTATAGACTTTGGACTAAAGAAGAAGATGACATTATATTAAAACAAATTAATGATAGAAATACAAAATATTTAGTCCCAATGTTGCCTAATAGAAATCTATCAACAATACAAACCAGAAAAAATTATTTAAGAAAGGAAATTGATGATAGCCAGAAAAATTGTAGGAATCAAACGCATTGGAACCAAACCAACCGTAGACATTGAAGTTAAATCTAAACAACATTTATTTTTTGGTAATGGTATCGCCACATCCAATTCTCACGCTGTATCTTATGCTATTAATGCATATTTATCAGCTTACACTAAGGCCCATTTCCCAAAAATATTCTTTGCTTCTTATTTAAGATTTGCCAAAGATAAGATTGATCCTCAACAAGAAATCAAAGAATTAGTGCAAAATGCCAATGAGATGGATATATCGATTAGAACACCAGACATTAGATTACTTAACGAATTCTTTTGTTTGCATCAAGAAAATATCTTTTTTGGTTTAACAGATATTAAAGGCGTTGGTAAATCTGTTTTTGATAAGATGATCAAAATTATTAATCAAGCTAATATAGAGTATACAAAAAACAATTGGTATCCATTTTTAATTGATGTATTATTGAAAATTAATAGTATAGCAGCCAAAGCTCTTATTGGATCAGGAGCATTAGATATTTTTGAAAAAACACGAAACGGAATGTTGTTCGACTTGTCTATTCTATCTCAACTAACACCTAGAGAACTAGAGATTATCAAAACTAATATTAAAGATAATCTATTCTCCAGTCTTCAGTATCTTGCTCAAAATAAACTATCTAAAAATAGACAAGCTATTGTTCAAGAATTAATGTATACTATATTACATCCTCCATTTAGTTTAGAAGATTCAGCAGAATGGATTTCTGATACAGAAAATGAGTTGTTGGGTTGTCCAATAACTTGTTCTAAAATAGATATGTATGATATAACAATGACAAATGCAACATGTAGAGATATTAAAAATAATATAAATTTGTCAAATATTCTTCTTGCTGGAGAAATAGATAGATTACATATTGTTAAAACAAAAAGTGGTAAAAGCAAAGGTCAAGACATGGCCTTTTTATCTGTTGTTGACGGCACAGGATGTGCTGATTCAATAGTATGTTTTTCTGAACAATATAAGCAGTTTAGACATGTGTTATTTGAAGGAAATGTTATTATTATAAAAGGTAAAAAGTCTAATACTAAAGATGGACTAATAGTAGAAAAAGTATTTTTACCGTCTGCTTGACACAAACGGGACGTACCGTATAATAGGTTGTATTGAGTTTTAAATTTTTTTCGAGGAGTTAACTAAATTATGAACATCACTTTACTAAAAGGTAATCTAGCACGAGATCCAGAACTTAGGTATATTACAACGGGTGGAAAAGAAACTGCTGTTGTTAATTTTACAGTAGCCGTTTCTAGAGAATATACAAAAGCTAATGGTGATCGTGACAAGATAACAACCTTTGTTAATTGCGAAGCTTGGGATAGTGGTGCCGAAGTTATTGGCGAATCCTTTAAGAAAGGTGATCCAGTAATGGTTGAAGGATCTCTTAGGAATGATAACTGGGAAAAGGATGGAGTAAAGCATAGTACCCTAAAGGTTAGAGTAAATAATTTCTCTAAAATTACTCGACTTTCTAAGAAGGGTAAGGAATCTAATCAGGAAGAAACAGTAGCATTCTGAAGTAAACAATCCGAAAAGCACAGGCCCATATGGGCTTGTGTCTTTTTGGGTTGAAATAATATTTATGAAAAAACTTAGACTTTTAATGTGTTCGGAAGCTAGTTATTTAAGTTCTGGTTTTTCTGGATATGCTCGTGAACTACTTAAAAGATTACATGCTACTAATAAATATGAGGTGGCAGAGTTTGCTTCGTATGCTAAAGTAAACGATCCAAGGGATAGTGCTATACCCTGGATGCTTTATGCAAATGCCCCATCTGATAATGATCCAAGAAGTAGAGAATATAATTCTAACACAGAAAACCAATTCGGCAAATGGAGATTCGATAGGGTTTTATTGGATTTTAAGCCCGATATAGTATTTGATATTAGAGACTATTGGATGAATTCATATCAGCAATATTCTCCATTAAGACCATATTACCATTGGGTTGTAATGCCAACAATAGATTCTGAACCACAACAAGAATCATGGATAGATACCTATATATCAGCAGATGCTCTATTTGCTTACTCCGATTTCGGTAGAGACGTATTAATCAGACAAAGTAACAATAATGCTAATGTTATAGATACTACTTCTCCCGGAGTGGATTTAAATGCTTTTAGACCGCTAATACAAGAACAACAAGAAATAAGAAAAAATTTCGGCGTTCCAGAAAATGCTTTCATTGTTGGTACTGTGGTAAGAAATCAAAAACGTAAACTAATTCCCGATCTATTTAGCACAATAAGATCTCTTAAAGATAAAAATCCAGATCTTTATGATAAAACATATCTATATATACATACTAGTTATCCAGATGCTGGATGGGATATTCCACAGCTATTAAAAGAATATGAAATATCTAATAAGGTATTTTTTACATATGCTTGCAGACATTGTGGTAATATCAGTTCAATGTTATTCAGTCATGTTGTAGCAGGATGTCCAAGATGTGGTAATAAATCCATGCAATTACCAAGTGTTAATAACGGCATCCCTTCTGAACAACTTGGCCACATTATTAATATGTTTGATCTTTATGTTCAATATGCTATTTGCGAAGGTTTTGGTATGCCACAAGTAGAAGCAGGTGCTTGCGGGGTTCCTGTGGCCGCTGTAGATTATAGTGCTATGAATGATGTGGTACATAAATTAAAAGGATTTCCGATTAGAGTCAAAAGAGAATTTAAGGAATTAGAAACTCAGGCTATTAGAGTTTATCCTGATAATGATCATTTAATAGAGATAATTGAAACAGTATATAACCAACCATCTTTCCTTAGAAAGCAAAAAAGACAAGAAACTAGAAAACTAACAGAGCTTTATTATAACTGGGATGATATTGCTAAAAAATGGCAAAACTATTTTGATAATGTAAAACTAACCGGACTTCAAGGCAAATGGGATAGACCATTAAGTAGTCTTACTCAAATTCCACCTAATATATTGGAAAGCACTAAAGATATTAATCATTATAATTTTGTATTCACATTATTGCGACAGTTTTTACCAAATCACGCAATAGGTAATAGTATCATTCCACTGCAAATGATTAGAGACTTAGAATATGGATATACACAAAATGGAATGCAGATTAGTCCTTTTACTAGACAAAATGTTGTAGATACATTACAAACAGTAATTACAAATCATAATCTTGCACAACAAGCAATGGTTAATCAAGATAAGTTAACACATGATGATTATATTAAGTATGCTCACTTAAAAGCTAATTTAGGAAATAATTCATGACTAATGTATTATTTATAGGTCCATATAGACAGTTAGATGGTTGGGGATTAGCTACTAGAGATTATATAAGATCTCTTGCTACAATTCCTAATATCAATATTACCACTCGACCAATATATTTAGCTCCTGGATATAATGATCCTAATTTTAATGATGATCAAATTATAAAGTATGAAAATCAAACATTTGATAAGTATGATTATGTGATACAAAAAACTCTACCAGAATGTTTTCATTACGACAAAAGATTTGGAAAAAATATTGGATTATTTACTTTAGAAGTTAATGATTTCAAAAAAACTAAGGCTATAGATAATATTAAAAGAATGGATGAAATATGGGTTCCATCTAATATAGAAAAAGAAACATTAATATCTAGCGGATATACAAAAACCATCAGAGCAGTTAGCGAGGCTCTTGATGTAGATAGTATTAAGTTATATCCTGCTGCTCCTCTTAATCCAACAATAGCACATACATTTAAGTTTTATACAATATGTGAAAATAATTCTAGAAAAAATCTAGAAGATCTTATTATAGCATTTAATTTGGCATTTAATATTACTGACCCAGTTTCCCTAATTATTAAAACAAATGGGGACATTAGAGAATTAACCTCTTTTGCCGATAATATTAAAAAGTCTTTACAACTATCTCAGCCGTTTAGAAATGAAGTATGGATGACTCAAAGAGTATCATATGATGAAATACTTAGATTTCATTCTAGTTGTGATTGTTTTGTTATAGCCTCATATGGTGAAGCATTTTGTCGTCCAGCAGCAGAAGCGTTATGTCTTGGTAAAAATCCTATTATAAACAAAAATAGTGGTATGAAGGATTATATTAATGACAAAAATGGATTTCTAGTTAATAGTTATAAAACTCCAGTTATACTAAAAAACCATCCTATCGCTGGAAATACTGATTACTATAACGCCAAACAATATTGGTATAAAATTGATATATATGATCTGATCAAACAAATGCAATCAGCATATACTATGTTTAAAAAGAATAATGATGAATGGAAAGCCAAATCAGAATTAGGAATATCACAAAAAGATTTATTTAGTTATTCAAATATAGGTAAAAAATTATGTATCCAGGCTTCTCAGTAAGCAATATTTTAGAATCAGTTTATAGCAGTAATAATATACTATACTATCCTCATTATAGTTTATTCGATGTTGCTATGAGCGATCTGGACTTATCGTTGTATTGCATTGATGGAAATGCCAAAGACTTTTTTGATAAAAACTTGTCAATTATAAGACTAGATGAAAATTCTTTACCTTATAAATCATATTCTATATTTTTAACCAATAATCCATTGATGAGTATAAAGAATAATATTGCTAGTAGTATGCATCTTAATTCTATTATGTTATGTCATGATACAAAAATTTTAGGACTAAAAAAGGAAGATTTATTTCTGATATGTAATAATACTCTTAGAACTAATGATTGTTTGTACTATTTCCCAAATCCGGTAGAAAACTTTGTTTGTCCAAAAATCTTATCATCAAAAATACAGTATAGTATACCAGAACAACTATCAGTAATAAATAATCCTCTAGATAGAACAGAAATAGCGATATTATCCTATAATAAACATATAGAGAATGATTATCTTAAAAATTTAGCAAATATTGAGTCCGTTACTGTAAAAACAATACCAAAAGATATTTCTTCGGCCAATGATATTTTAAACAGGTACAAAATTGTAGTAGAATTAGATCCCGGATCTATTATTAATGTGTTGTGGGCAATTGCTTGTGGCTGTGTTGGAATTATTATGGATGTAAATGATTCATTACTTCAGTATAAAAATATACCAAACCTACACATAGCAAATTCTGTACAAGAAATGGTTCATCTATTACAACAAAATCCAAGTTATATTGATCAACCTATTCAATCTAATTTATATGTAAATCATAATGAATTTAAAAATCAAATGCTATCAATAATTCAAACCTATGCAAAGAAGGCTTT